CGTTCGCGGTAGAGTCTTTCAGGGTCAAGGTCTCATTTGCCCTACGACTGCTCGAATGTGTCGGTGAGCGGATGGACCCTGAGATGGTTTTAGAGGTCACTAAGAGATTCGAGACCGAATACATGGCACCTCGCCTAAGACAGCCACTGCTGGCTTCTGGCTTGCTGGTAGACGCTGTACCTCCGATGCCCTATGCCAAGGGTACGCTCGACCATACAGAAGCCTGTGACGCTGCCAAAAACACGGCTGACGGTAAGAAGCTGCGTAAAGCTAAGACTTGCGGATGTCCCCCTAAGATGAAAGCTGCTGTCAAAGAAACCAATCCCAAGAGACCACTCCACCAGTATCTGTGGAATCTTGCCCATACCAACCCCAACTTCGAGGTATGGCCAGCAGATGCCTGTGAGGCCAAGCTCAAAAAGGATGGTGCGTATGAGGCCTTGGTAGACGGTAAAAAGTTCCGGCCACAGACATTAGCTTGCATGAAGATTGAAGATGCCGCCATGGACACTTTAGCCGATATAGAGACGACCAAAGTTAAGACGGAGCTTGAAAAGCTGAATAAGAAACTGGCCCTGATCCGAACCAGCCAAGCCGCGGGTCATGTGGTCTTTATCCCCGACGAGGTGACGCTCACGACGGCAGAGGAGTGGAATGCTACCTTTGCTCACATGGACCCGCTTTTGTCGATATGGGCCGAGCGTAGAGCGTTAGCTAAGATAATGACTGACTACCTGCCTAAGATGTACTACGAGGCCCCTGACGGCACGAAGACACCGGCAGCGATTATCCGGTCGAGTTTCTATCCTCTATGCCTCACAGGACGCTCAAGCTCGTCAGCAAGCAAGTTATACCCATCACGTAACGGACAGAACGTAGACCCGCGTGTACGTCCCTGCACGATCCCAAGAGAAGGTAACATGCTACTGTCTACCGACTTCAACGGTATGGAACTCGGTACGCTTGCTCAGAAGTGTATAGAACTGTTCGGCCACTCGGTCATGGCCAACAATATCAACAACGGTGTGGATAACCATGCCTACCTTGCCGCTCAGATCGCCGCCGCTCTGGATGCCGATTTCCAGGCTATGTTGAACAATACCAGAATACCTATGCACGATAGAGATGGTATTTTTGAGTTCTTTAAACAGATGAAGGGGTTAAAGCAGGAGTGCAGTGCCGATACGTTCTGCAACAACTTCAGGACAAAGTACCGTCAGGAAGAGAGTAAAGAACTGGATCGCCCGGTGATGTGGTCCGATTTCTTCAAGTATTACCGGCTATTGGCTAAACCCACCGGCCTCGGCTTTCCTGGGGGCCTGGCAGCGGCTACAATGGTCGCTTATGCTAAGGGAACCTATAAGGTGGACTTGTCCTTTGAGATGGCACAGCAGCTAAGAGATGTCTGGCTGATGACGTATCCTGAGATGAAGCTCTACCTTGACTGGGTACGCCAGCAAAAAGACCCTTGCCACTCACCTATCGAAGTCGAAGAACCGGACGGTACCAAGAAAAGGAAAGTGTTCTATTGCTACGATACTCCGCGGGGTATGCACCGAGCACGATGCGGCTACTGCGAAGTGGCCAACGGTGCGGGACTTCAGGCCAAGTCGGCAGAGGGAGCTTTAGAGGCATTGTACCGATCTCAGAAAGTTACATGGTTAGCCGGTTACGATGGGGAGTTAGATGATATAGCTAACTTCTTAAATACGTACGACCCTGACAGTATTATGGGCGACGCTTTCGTTATCAATTTCCTACACGATGAAGAACTGTGGGAAAGTCTGATGGACGATAAGGTAACGGCTCGCGTTAAGATCATCGAGCGTATTATGGTGACGGCCATGGAAGAGATCACGCCGGACGTAAAAGCCGGGGCTGAAACAGCGGCTATGCTTAGGTGGCATAAGCGGGCTGAACCGGTATATGACGAGAATGGAAACATCGTACCGTGGGTACCTGAACCGAAAGGGGTTGTAGTATGACCGAGCGATGGGCAAAGATAAAGGGCTACACCGATAGGTATTCTGTGAGTACTGAAGGCAAGGTGTTTAGTTATAACCGAGCTAAGATATTAAAGCACCAGAAGTCGAAACGCGGTGGCTACTACCCGTTCGTAAATCTATATAAGGACGGCAAGCGTAAGAATTTCACAGTGCATGGGCTGGTCGCCGCAGCCTTCTTAGGTAAACGCCCAAGAGGTCACGAGATACACCACAAGGACGAAGATCGCAGTAATCCTGCTTTGAGTAATTTAGAATACATAACTGTTAAAGGGCACGGTAAAAAACGACGGAAGAAAGGGGTTTAAATTGAAAACAGAAAATAGATGGTTTGGTAAAAATTGCAAGCACCAGTGTTGTCAATGGGAAGAGACTGAGCAAACAGGAGGGCCTGAATTCCAAGAGGCTACACCGAGTTTAATCTTCTGCGACCATAAAGAGAATACTAATGAATGCGAAGGTAACTGCACCTTGGGATTATGTCCTTTGGTAAAGGAAGCAAAAGCTGTACACTCAGGCCCCGGTGTAGAGTCCGGCAAGTATTGTGCATTCTGTGGTAGGGGTATAGGTTTCTGGACTGGTCCTGACGAGTCGCCATGCGGTTGCGAGATACATAAAAAGAAACTGGAGCTACCAGATGTAGACGAAGTAGTGCAGGAATTAGAGTCGTTCAGGATACATCTACCGTTGCATACCAGAGATGAGTCGATGCCGGTGTGTAATCTGGTGATAGGTAAGCTGTGGGCTATGGATGTGGACACGATTAAATATAAAACTGCCCTCGAAGCTATCCATACGCTAACTAACCCTGACCACCATCGAGAAGAATGCGAATGCTGTATGTGCCAGATTCGTAAGCTGTGCGATACTGTTTTAAACGGCGACGGTAAGCAGGAGAAAGTGTTGGTAGAAGATAGAGCGTGTAGCAACTGTAAGCATGTTAATGTGTTTGCTGGAGACCAACCATGTACCATGTGTATAGATGCCCTCAGTAATTGGGAACAGAAAAAATGACCTACACGTGCCCGGAGTGTGGTGTTACATGGACGTATGAAGAACTAAATATTACTTGGTACGTAGACTGCTATTGTCCGGTCTGCGATGTAGAAAGGGAAGAAGAAAAATGACTAAAACAAAAAAGAAAAAAATCTACATAGGTGTCGACCCCGATCTAAGGGTACTTAACGCCGCGATCATCGACGACGATAAGAAACTACATGCAGTGTTCGTCCGGCGTAATAAGACCGGTCCTGGTCCGATTGCAGTGTGTAACGCCGCTCGTATGGCCTGTCGCCTGATCGAGGACGTGATAGCGTTCTTAGTGGCTACTCCTGAGTTAGGACAGCACGAGATACATCTGGTGGTCGAGGATCAGAACTTGCAGTACACCGGTAAGACCAACAGAGCGACCCTTGGTAAATTAACGCAGTTGTGTCAAGTAACTGGTTGCCTCATGGGAGCATTTAGTAACATGACGCATGAGATACATCTGGTCCAGCCGATCAACTGGAAAGGTAATGTACCTAAAGGTATTCACCACCTGAGAATTTACAAAGACTTGGGGCTGGAGTGTACTCCTGCCGGTGCAGTGAACGATCCGACACAAGGCTACTGCGTACCTAACTGTCTCCCTGAGATCGTTACATGGAGTCACGACAAGGTAAACCCCGGAGATTTTAAAGACATATCTGATAGCATCGGCCTTGCGGCTTATGGTATTAAGAAAGGTTATTAATTATGGTAGGTATAATCGCAGGAAATAGTGTGGAGGCTAAACAAGCGATCAGGGAGCTTGGCCTGAAAGACACTAGAATAATTACGTCCCCTGAATCTATGTGCGGACTACACCTGGTGAGTTATATATTTGTAGGGACGTATTACACGCTCCGCAATATCGAAGAACTAAAAATGGTGGCTAGAGAAAATGTCTGTCATAACGGCGGCTTAATTTTGTTTGAAGAAAGAGGATAAATGGTATGAGTAAAATAGATATGAGCAAAGGCTTCGTGTGTCCCGCATGTAGTAAAGACGGAATCTACTGGGACGCAAGGGCTAAAGTACTTTTGTGTCATTATACCAACTGTAATTACGTTATCAGAATCCCTAAAGATAGTTACGGAGATGTGCCTACCTATGAGCAAGCAGTGTCTGCCATAACGCACGACAAACTTAACGGTAAAGTCATAGGTGTCGATCTTGCTAAGGAAGGTGGGGATGAGACTGTAGTTGCCTGTTATTGTCGTGCTAAAGGCGGAGGTAAAATGTACGAGGCCTTGACACAGATAGCTAAGATCAACCCTGACAGAATCACTATTATCGAAGCCCCTGAGCCTAATAAGCAGATCGCCGATATTAAAGAAGTAAGGAACAACTTACGTACAGCTAAAAACATGAAGTGTTCCTGTTCGGGATTTGTAATACAGTACCAAGGATGTGGTTGCGAGAAAAATAAACTCGTCAAAGTATACGAGGATGCTTTTTGGAAAATTATCGACGCTTTGTAAGGGATAAATGACCACCCCTCCCGACGAAAAGGGGTGGCCTAAAAGAAAGGAAGCGGTAATATCTTTAGCTGGCTATTAGTCCTTAACTCCGTCAGAGAAATCTCTGTCCGCCGTGACCGCTTCCTCTCTGGCTCTTCCGATAGTGTCGAGGCCCGGAATATCGAATTGGCTCGTGATAGTACGCAATCTGAAGTCTTCCGGCTTTAATTCCGGTATGCCTTGCTCTCCCCCTAACGTACGAGCCAGTGTCTTTTGTATGATCGTCTGCATAGGACCGATCACAAGCAACTGGAAGCTCACCAGTGCCTGAACGGCTTCATTTGTAGCACCTAACTTACCGGGGATCAAAATATTGGCCAGTACAGGCGGTACGCGGTGGGCCGATACTATGTTCTGTGCGAATATCTCCATGTCCTTAGCAAACTGAAGCTCGGTTTTCTCAGAACCGGTCATCTTATCAATCTGTACTTTATTTTTCTCGCCGGTCAGGTTAATAGCCAGGTTCTTGAAATTGTTACCCATGCCGACAGAGCCTTGGATTAGTCGTTCGATCTCTTTCCACTTATCGCTGTCTACCGGTCCGATCACTGAGAGAATGTAGGCCAAGACCCCTTTGTTAGTGTAGAAGTCTGATTTGTACTGCATGGCCATAGATACCAGCGTAACTAAGGATGATGCCGACAGCCACTCAGGATAGCCGTAGAAACGACTTCTATTGGATGGCGACATGATGGGGATGATCTCAGAGACGACCCGCTTATCAAAGCCCTGCGTCGTATTAGGATTCGTGGTATCTGCGTTAGTGGCCTCGCCTGAATCATTCAATATCTTCAGGCCCTCGCCGCCACCATAATATGTGTCCCATACCCAGTCGCGGTTTTCTTTACCGAACATACTGAACCAGCGATTTCCTCCGGTGGCACTCGATCCGGTCAAGCCCCCAAATCCGAATAGCGGAGAACGGTACTTGTATACGATCCGCGACTTACCATTTTTATCCCTAACCTGGACCACATTGATATCCTCATAAGGCATCCAGTTAATGCCTATGATCTTATCTTCTAAATCCCTGATAACTTCTATGTAGCCGGTACCAGCATCGAGGAAATCTTCGATCACTCTATAGAAGTCAAACATGAAACCGTTTAAGGTCAGAGGATCAAGAACCTTATCAACTTTGGACTCTATAAATGCTTCGCCGGTGAGTAGTGACTGTATCCTATTTTCTGTCTCTTGCACACTATCGGCCTTGGCTACCCGCTCTTTGGCTTTTGTCTGCATCTCCTTCTTTAGTTTTTGAGAGACTCCCTTAAACCCATCCACCAATTTTTTAACAGCTTTAGCCACTTTGCTGCTTTCCACCTCTTCGGCATCGCTAACAAATCCAAGACCGGCGATACTGTATTTTTTCGACTGAACACATGAGGCATGGTGCGAAGAAATATCTTTTAACTGCCGAGCGGCACACACATCTACCGGTGCAGGAATTGAAGTGTTAGCCAACACAAAGATAGCGTTCTGGTTCGTCGGCTGTGCCTCGGTACCTTGGGCCTTCTCGATCTTGATCGGACCATTTTCTATCTCTTGCGAGACCGTAAAATACTCCTCCTTGTCTTTCTTATCACAAGGAAGAAGACTACTATTGATCTTCTCTATATCCAAGTCGCCGAAGACCTGGGGGTACGTTAGACCCGCAGTAGAGACCTTCGTCTTATTCGCGTCCACTATTTTATCTGCTGGATTTACTTCTGCCATAATATTTTCCTTACCTATCTCCGGCTACTATTAACATCCCGCCAGCATCTGCCAAAGCCCCTGCTAAATTATTTATGTGCATCCTACACCCAGTTGTAGCTAAGTTGGCCGAAGGGAAAGTTATATTGTGGTCGTCAGATGTAGATACAGCCACTATAGCATAATCGTTGTTGGCAAAAGGTGCCCTGAAAGTAACATCAAATTTTCCTGTAGCAAATTTCACAATGGAGGCTACGTTAAACTCGCCTGAAACAACAGGAGTCGCGTTCCATTGTGCCCGTGCTTTAATGGTATTAGTTCTGTCTAATAAGACAAATGCCCCATCCGCATCCAAAGCAGCATCATATCTTATATCGTAATATCTTCCGGCAATAATAAACGCGGCGGGGACTTCCGTAGAACCGTCCTCTAAAAACAGCGGTTGTGCCCCTATAAAAGTCCCTACAGTCTGCCCTACATTAGCTGTCACATTTCCTGTGTTAGTTGCCGCTGCCGCAAAACTGAATATTGCCCCATCTAAGAGCGTGTAGTCGGGAGTAGCAGGAGTGGCTACTCTGAGGCCCGACGCTCCGGTGATAGGTGTAAGCTGTATAAGGTTCGCACTACCGTTATCCTGCATACTCTCGGCAGCAACACCATTAGCGAACATCGCTTTAGACAACTGGCCAGCATCCGCTGAAGCAAGAGCTTGACTACTATCAGTAACGGCCCCCTCAAGTTCCACGTTCCGATCATTAAACTCATCGTCCGAATGTACCGTAGTACTGGGGGCCGGATTAGTCACGCCATCATAATCACTTTTTGTTGCAATAGTATCCATAACTCTATTATACCTCTTTCAGGTTAAAAATCAATCAAAAACTACGGCCACATTTGCCGGAGTTACTTTTCTAAAGACACACGCTAAAACACTGGTCCTAAACGATCCTGCCAAAGGGTACCCTGAGAAAGCCACGCCGGGCACCGAAAGAAACTGACTATTAGCGGCCAAAGCATCTATTTGCGTCTGGTCGATACCGAAATTAACCGTTATGGTCCCTGTAGCCGGGGAGACAGGAGTAGTCGCTATTTCGTAGGTAAAGGTAGTCCCTAACGGTATTGTCGCTATCACGTGATTACCGTTATACTCTGATTGATCGGCTCCCGCTATCACCACCGTACCGCCTACTACCATAGTGCTGGTATCCGTTACCGTCACTGTTACGGTGGTGCCTGACCTGGTAATCCCAATACCGGACTCAAAACCACTACCAAAAGGTAATTCAAAAGCGGATGAGTTTACTGTAGGGGCCGTTATCAAGAGTACGAATTTATATATAGCATCCGCAGGAAAATCATCTTGCCCCGGCCTAATGTTCCAATTAGCCGCAGGTTCTCCCGTAACGCTCTCGGCCAATGCTTTATAGTCGGCTATCGTAATGATAGGTACCTTTCGTAACTTATCGAGAACATCCGATCTTCGCGTGGCTATATCTTCGGCACGACTCCGGCACTCATCAGGAATACCTACCGCTACTTCCCATTCCACTATAAGGTCTTCAGTAACATTAACATCCCATTGCGTTACCAAACGATACAACTTCTCTTCCAGAGCATTTATCTCTGTGGCCAGACTCTTGAGTAGTTTATAGAAGTTACTGTCAGTAACACCTTTAGAGTTCCACACAAGCCCTTGAGGCAAACAGATAGAAAGCAACTGTGCTTGCTCGTCGTTGGATATAGGTTTATAGTCTACCGATTTTCTCATTAGTTAAAAGTCACCGTCCCTAAAATCCCCATCGAACCTCCGCCTACTACAACATCTGCGGTAGGGGCATCCAGGGAAAAGTCTTCCACAAATTGTCCAGTCTCCAAATCTTCTGTATTTTGGATCGCGGCTATTAATTGGTTCAGTTTAATGTCCTCAGCAAACCCCGCACTATCTTCAAAAAAGGCGTTAAGGTTACTGGAAATAGCGGCTCTCATAGAAGTTGTATCGGGAGACAACCCGCTTATAGTTACGGCCACACTTACAAAGAAAGGCCCCACGACAACGACATTTTCTTCCGGGGTATGTGCGGGAAGTTTTATGATTATCTTGTCTTTAACATTCGTCAGAGTAGTAGAACTCGGTGTAGGAGGTGCGTTATTATCGTCAAGAACAAAAACATACACTATACCTGGTTGAGGTATATTTTTTAACTTATCCAAACTTATAGTGCCGTGTACTGAAGAATTGGCAGGAGAGCCTGTAATCGCAAAAGTAAGTGCTGTAGCTGTAACTGTTAATATTGTCCAGTCTCCATTATAGTCCGAAGGAGTTACGCCAGCAACAGTAACTGTAGACCCTACATAAATATTTGCGGTGCCGTTAGTAGTCATGTCTATAGTGGCCGTACCTCCCGACTCGGAGAAACCGTCAGGTACCCTATCAACTACATCGGTACCGTCTGTCGTAAAAGCCACTAAAGGATTAGTTATGAATACCCTTGTCGCTGTCGGTATCGTTAGTGCGTCCAATCGTACTTGAGCACTTGTAAATACTCCGGGATCAATAGAATTGGCCAACAGTACTCTCTCACGAAGACTCTCATCGTCCTCGATATCGGCACCCCCGGTAACGCCGTCACGGTTCACCGTACCTTGTGTACCGCTGGCAAGACCTGCCACAGTAGACTGTAGCGTTACCAAAGCTCCTACGGATAAATTCTTATCGGCACCTATAGCAACACTCTCTATTGGGACATCCGCAAACTCTGAACTATAACTACCGCTATCTGTAGCTGCGGACGGCTCTGACAATGCTGTATACTGAAAAGTGTTCTGATCTAAAACATTAACCACAAATGTTCCATTATAATCGGAATCCCCTGCCCCGGAAATAACCACCGACAAGCTATCTACAAGACTATGTACAACCGGAGTAACCGCTGTAATTGTCGTGCCTGATTTAGTTAGTGCAACTGATCCAACTTGAGCGGCTATAGTAACTGCCGATGTACTGGTATAGTTATTATTGGCTGTGGACGCAAATAACGTGCCGAGCGGTATGGAAGTCGAAAGTGTCCCCGTAACCACTATTCTACCTTCTGCGACTGTCCCCGGTATTCTCGTCAAGGCATTTATTCCCGCCCAAAAATCCAAAAACTCCCCGCTGGAAGTTTGCGGAAAAAAATCATCCTGAGCGGCCTTAATATTTCTCTGTGCAGCAGAGACATTTATAGATACGGCATTCACCAAAGTCCGCACAAAACTGCCCGGTAAAGACGGGTCAAGGTCAGGTAAATTAGTTTTAATTGCCGCCTCACCGATTCTGATTAATTCTTCAAAAGTATATAGCTCAACTGTCATCTGTAAGGTTCCCTAAATCAGTAGCCAGCCAATAGTCAAATTTTTCGACTTCTCCGGCCTTAACGATTATTTGTATTTGTAAATTAACGCCTCTAACACCCTCTTGTGCCACATCCACGATAATCTCAGAAGCCAACCCATCATCAATTAAAGGCTGTAAAGACTGTTCTGCCCATACCTGAATCTTATTTTGCATCTCTTGGGTGTTCTTAATCTGCGACCATAACCACAGCATACCACCAAGTTCGGTCTCACGCAAGACATTTCCGAGCCACCCTCTTCTTTTAGTTGGGTCTTGGACATCTTCGGGTGTTGCCCTTGCGTCGGTAAACAGTAGAACCGCTATAGCGGTCTCCAGACCGTCCACCGTACCAAAATCCTGTTCTCCTACTTCGAGATCGAAACAACTACCTTCAGAGCTTTGTTTTAATAAAAGGTCTTGGGCCATCATTCTTCCTTGGGTTTAATATATTCTACAAGCGGTAACTGTTTTAGTGCCGCCACTATATTAATATTTTCTCTGGTTGTACTTTTAGTTGGTATTGAGTCCATGATTCTGTCAACTAAAAAGTCTCTTTCTTCGGGAGACATCACGATACCTTGAAGTCTCTCCTCTACTTTCTGCTCCTCTACTTTCTGCTCCTCTACTTTCTGCTCTACCTCAACTTTTGGTTTAGGTTTCGTTTTAGCATTTTTGTCGTTCTTTGCCATCGTCGGTTTTCCTTTCTTACTCTATTAAGTTTGATGTATCGGCCTGTTCTTCTGCGAGTTTCTTTCTGTACCTGTTTACAGGTCTACGCAGAGTTATTTTCATACTAAGTTCAGCACGTTCCTGTACTGTACCTTCCTCTTCGTCAATCATTGAGGCAAAGGCATCACGAACTAAATTCACCTTATCATTCGGTACAAACATAGCCGGTAACATTGTCTTTCCGTCTGGTACTTCTACTTGTGTTGTTGTCATAATTATTTCCTATACAAATAAGCCTACCCCAGTGGTAGCGTCTAATCCTGCCTCAAGTTCATTTATTCTTATTCTCATATTGTTTATTAGCTGGTCTTGAGTTGCATCGGTTCCGTCAGTGGCAGTCGCATCAGCCGCCGTGAGACCAGCAGCTTGCGTTACTGGTGTCGCAGAATAAAAACCCGCTGTGCTCCCGTCGTGGTTTAATGCCCCCTGTAAATTTGCCGTTCCTAATGCCGTGAATGGGCCACCTGAAGTTACTGTTGAGTTCACATTTAATGTGCCGTCAACCTGCATATTTCCTAACATCTGAACATCTTGATTTTCGTCAATGATTACTGCGTCTATCAAAGTGCCGCCATTAGCACTTCGCAGTCTAAGTTCACCGTCACCAGAACCAGCACTGATATCAATCGCCTGTATCGCACCCAATGAAACTGTGCTTGGGGTGGTAGTCATAAGGCTAAACCTTATACCTACTGCATCTCCTGCCTGTATTGTAGCACCCACCGCTCTATCTAAAAACAACACATTTCTTGATGCACCGCTAGACGCGACATCAGTAATCAGTTGATGTGCTCCCGTATGAGTAGCATCAATCATGCCTGTTAAAGTAAATGTCCCTGTACTCGTTATAGCACCACAGCCGATAGTACCAAGACCCGCTATGTTTTTACTCGCGTCGAGGATAACCGCCAAACTCGCCGCCGCTGTACCTGGTGTAGCCCCTAACAAAGAATGGTCGGTACCATTGCTCGATCTATGCGTCGTATTTAACGCCGCTGCCGCCACTACAGCTACGACTAAAGAATGGTCCGCCCCTGATCCGGCAGTAATATTTGTATGTATAATAGCAGACTGAACCACATCTAAATCTATATCGTCTCCGTTAGCTACAACACTTATTTTAGCCGATGCCGGGGCGATATTCTTGAACTCTAAATCAACGCCTGACTTCTGTTTGAACACACCTAAGCCATCCGTACCTACATTAGATGCAGTATTTGTCTCTCCTGCACCCACTGACGGCTTCCAGAGGGCATTACCCGATGCGGTGTCTTTGGTAAGGACATGTTCATTCGTCGCACCAGATACCGCAGATAAGGCATCTATGGCGTCTTGTGCTGTGCTCTCCCCAGTTCCACCGTCTACGATAGATAAAACTACCGCAGGACCGCCACCGCCGCCTACCGGAGGACCAGAGACGCCTCCGCCCGTAGTAACTCCGGTATGTGTGTGTGTTAGGCCAGAGACGATACCACTGAAATGGTCGGCGGCGGAGCTATCACCTGAAATCGTTAAATCCCCAAAAACATTTGTCAAGAGTGCGGTGATCTCAATAGTGGCATCCGCTTTAAAAAGTATACTATCCTGTGTAAGATAGTTACCTATCTTAAATTCGCCTTTGGCCAAATTTTTAAATCGTATATCTGGCCGATCCACTACAGCAAAAATATTGTTTGCACTATCTCTGTTAGCCCTTAACGCCACCCCGAAAGAATCGTCTGGTGGATTAGAGCTAATGCCGTACATACCTAATTTTTTTAGGGTTTGGGTCTTACCAAAAAAGTCACTTTTAACGGTAGGGAACAGACCGGTATCGTCAGTAGTTAAAATTTTAGCGAGATGTATTGCGTCAATCACTAGCACCCTCCGCTACTATTGCGGCACGAACAGCATCTACGGCTGCACTAAACCATTTTTTACCTGCGGCAGATAGGTTAGCTGTCCTCTGACTGATCGCCGCCTCGGCAGTATACGCATCTCTATTAACAATAGTTAATTTGGCCGTTCTTCCTTTTTGGTTATCTAAACTGTACTCCACACCTTTAACCAAAAACTCCCCAGTAATATCGCACCTTTCATCCGATACAGATACAAATTGATTTATACCCCATACCGTCTTATCCTTGAATCCTTGTACCGTAGGGGTGTACTCAAAAGCTCGTGCCCGACGTACGTTAGCCTCTTCTGCCGCTCTGGCCTTACACTCAGTGTCATCTACGGCCCCCTCCTCTATCCTAAACTCATATTGTCGGACAGGCGAAACTTCGGTGTCTATCGCGACCCCAACAGCGTTTACCTCTGTGCCACCCCATAATGCTGCATCTTGCGACTTACAAGTATACTTAAAAAACCTCTCTGAAATGTTATACTTATTCTTCCACGAGATAACATTGTTATTGTTGTTTTCCAGATCATTGATAATTCTATTGCCGGTCTTTATACCTTCAGCTTTAAAAAATATCAAATTGCCGTTGTTATCGGTATTTAAAAACAGTTGACGTTTGCGACAATACTTCAACAAGAATCCGATGGCTGTTGTTCCTGTATCGCAACTGATTATTTCATCTTGTGCGAACGGCTCAATAGCCCCGCCCGTTTGATTAACGACTTGTATCAAATCCTGAAGACCTAAAGCCTGAATAACGCTGCCAGCAATACTAAAAATATTGGCCCCGGCCTCATACACTTTAGCTGTGTCCGGTACTGTACTATCAATTAAGTCTCCAGTAATATCTCGTCCCGCTAAAATAATATTATCTGTTGTTGCGTCGCCCTCGAAGCTGGTCTGATAGATTTTACCTCGCATGGCCTGAAAGCCGTCTAACAAAATATCTATCACATCGCCCACCTTAAATGGACTAACGCTTTTTTCAGGTCGGCTTAATACGATTTTAAAATCGCCGCAGACATTATCTATTGACCTGGACACCGAAAAACTTACAAAAGTTTTATAGTTGACGCTATCTACTTTAACGATACTCTTATTGTCGTCGTAGGTCTGTATATCGGCACTTAATCTTAAAGTCATATTTTAAGCACCTCCACAGTTTCTTTGTACCTTGTAGGGAGTATATCGTTTAGGTCTGTGAGCACATCGGCCTTCTCTGTTAAATCGTCCACATCTACAAAATCTTCAGCGTACAGCCTATAGGCCAACTCTATATCATTTGTGGGCACTTTCAATTTAAGCTCTTCTACTTTTGGCGTCGTCTGTATTTTATCGTCCAAAACCTTCAACGCCTCTATTCGACTTTGATCGAGGGTCTGTGCCACGATAGGGTCAGTTGTGGCTATGAGTATAACATTTTCGTACACATCATCTATATCAGCTATAGTTGCATTGATATCCGAATCTGTGGCGTACTCATTTCTAGCGGCCTGATTTAAGTACGTTGCAAAAATACTTGTCCGTAAACTATTTACCACTACATTTCTGTTGCTGTTACTTATTTGCCTATAGCTTGTATCATCGGCAAACTCCGGTATATCAAAACTTTGAGACGCATTAGATAGAGCGTCATCCCCTATCGACTCGAAATCCACAGCCAAATTATAGCCGGCTCTTGATAATTTGCTCAGAGCATTTAACGCGTCTCTCGACACTTCAATGGTATCAAATACGTCGCCTAAAAATCCATCATTAAACATAGCCGACGCATACGCTATAGGATCGCGTACTAACTCACTTATATTGTCCCTAACATTATTAGCCGCACTTGTTATCTGGTCTACTTCCTGCCCAAGAGCAGAAATCTCATCCACCACAGTATTTGTTAGTTGCACCCCGTCGTACTCCGCAACTTCGGCAGTGGTCGCCAGGTTGGGTACGGTAAAGTTCTCTGAGAAATTAGTCTGCACCACCTCTAAAACATCCACAGCAGTCTTAGCTACGGTCTCCTGATTACTCGAAGCTATAACAGGAGAGGGGTTAGGTGTAGTGACCAAAAAAGTTATATCGAAATATACAAACCCTAACTCTGTCTGATTTACGGTCTTGGTGAAAGTCTGAGCCTTGACTCTTATTATGCCGAAAGTCGATAGCTCCAGATCGCCCTCAGTACTCTCCTCAAGCACCGTAGTAAGTCTACGAGATCGTTGCCGCCAATCTTCACCACTGACAAAACCTTTAACGGTGTAGATGCCGGGCTTTTTTCCCATGTCTTCTACGAAGCGGTTGTCTGATCCGGGGTACTCGCTCACCGCTACCTTACGACCACCGGCTTGTGTTTCTGTCCTGACAAAAAAAGGTACGTTCTTGAATTTGGCTTCTATTGTGTCTTTTGCTCTATCGGTCACTGGTACGAGCCTCCCATCGAGTAACTATCATTGGGCGAGACGTTAATGGGTATTAAGCCTCCCCCCGCTCCCGCAGAAACCATACCGCCAGTTTTATCATTAACGTCAATACTGCCTTTAATTATATTCTCAACAGTTACTTTACCGCTTGTTCCTAATTGATCGGGTCTTGTAGCCGTAGATGACAGTTCGTGTTTTGTGTCGCCGAAACCTAACTTACCTTGAATAGTGTCCCAAAGGCCTTTAACTTTTTCCAAAGGCCAAAGTAGCCCCTCTACAATATTATCTTTTACGTTAAATAACGCTGTGGCGAAGTTCCCCACACCTTCCACCAACACAAAAAATAACCATTTGAAGTCGTCGAAACGGGCTATAATTATAGTGAGTATTGCCACCAATAATAGAAGGGGCACCCCTACCGTGGCTAAAATGGCTATATGTAGTTTGAGATACCCTATAGCCAAAAGGAGGCCAGATACCGCCCCCAAAACTATACCTATAACTGCAACCAATCCGAATACTACCGCGAGTAACGACATTAGCACCGATACCATTTGAGCGACCTTTGGGTGTTCCTTCATCCAATTAGCAAAACCTTTTACCCATTTTAAAAGAGGTATAGTCATAAACTCCAGAGATTTACCCATCGTTATTAGCATATTTGTCCAAGACGACTCCGCCTCTGCTGCCGCTTTGGTAATACCCTGTTGCATTATATCGGCTATACCTTGAGCAGTAGCCCCCCTCTCGTCCATCTTGTCCATTAGAGATTTAACAAGTTCCAACTGGCCTAAAAGTTTAATCATAACCTTTGAGCCTTTTTTACCAAAAATAGCGACCATATCCGGGGCGGTTGCTCCGCCCTTCTCAAACAACTCCATCATTCGAATAAAATCTAAACGCTCCCCCTCAAAAATATCACTTCTTTTGTGTATCCCTAATCGCCCTAAAGCCTTTAACGCCTTCTTATTAGGGTCAAACAAGTGAGATATTGACATCTCAAGCCTTGTACCCGCACGTGCCCCTCGTTCCTGTTTCTCGGACAATGCTCCCAATATAGCGATAGTGGTCTTAAAGTCCATCCCAACAGCTTCTGTCATACCTCCAGCCCTACCAAACGCGTCTACAAGTTGCAACATATCGAAAGCCGCGTTAGCTGATGCTGTAGCCATCATATCAGTATATTTAACGGCCTTCTCCATACCTTCGTCATATATCGACAAAGCATCCGCTAAGGCCATGGTCACTTGTGGTACAGAGGTGTCTCCACCAGCAGTGGCTAACGCCGCGATTGCCGGTGCCATTTTTATGATCTGTTCCGGGCTGAAATCTCTCTTGGCTAACAGTCCCATACCTTCGGCAATATTAATAGCTGTAAACTTGGTCTCTTTATTTAGTCGCATAGCTTCATCGCTCATCTTTTTCAGATTACCCGCCGAAGCACCTGTCCAAGCCTGTACCCTATACATATGTGTAGAAAAATCCAGAGATGCGTCCGTAGCAGCCTTTACCCCCCTAAAAAGTGCGTAAGCCGCAGCAGAGGTTCTCAAATTGGCCATTTGAGACGCGATTTTACCTAACTTAGCCCCAGTTTTTGTCCATGAGTTAGTCGCGGTCTTAGCTTGCCGCTCTAAACCTTTAGTCAACTTCTGCATTCGGATTATTTGAGACGAATACTTATCAACTATAGAGTATTGAAATGTGGCGGAAAATGCCATGACTTATTTCTTTCTCATTTGCCGATCTATTTTCTGTTGCCTTTTGCATAACGTATCATAAATCATAGAAACCTGAATAAGATTCATACACATAATATTATCATAACTAATACCCCCATTGCTACCTTCAGATACGGAAATCACTATGCGTATCCAATCTAACTCGGTAAGCTGGAGGTAAGGCCGAAAAAACAACAATACTTTATCGCAACCGCTATCCTATCTCGTGGGTCTATATCATTTTGCCAGATACTTAGCGTCATAGGTACTAAGCCATCCTTCTCGCCTTGTTCTGCTTTTACCTTGAGTTTGCATCGTTTACCCTCGACAATCATCTTGCCAAAGTCACTGGCGAATCTGAAAAGGTCTATCTTCTCACAAATATCTATCAACCCGGAAAATTGTTTTACCTCATCCTCTATGGCTTTTATTTTCTTCTCACGAGCAACATCATCATCATCCGCGTATTCTTCATGTACAGCCACTACGGGATTCCCGGCCTCCAGTTTCAACTCTTGATGTTCTTGTATTTTTTCGGTCCCCATTAGATCGGCAGCTAACGCTATCCCTGTCTTTGCTAATTGGCCAAAATACTTGTTCATTTTGTACGTATAACTTGCCATGGTAGGTAATGGGGGAGACATCTCTAACATAGTCGCTTCTACAGTCCCCCCTCCGTGAGACACACGTACAGGTTTTATGATCACCATATCTAACTTTTCGTCGAGAATCATCTTACGGCTTTCCTTTCTTTCTTTCTTTTAATTACCTATTAAAAATACTCCTTACTCTAATTTATTACCGGCACACTCCACTTCGATCACGCCATCCGCCGAGGCCACTATTTCAGGATCATTTGTGACACTAATATTTGTGAATGCCTCACTAAAATCGTCCGCACCACCGGTACCTCTTTGCAGTGCCTCTATCGTGTGGTCCCCTTGCGTCGCTTTCCACGTCTTAATGCGATTTACATTATTGATCGTGTTCATAAGACTAAACTTAACTACACTGTACTGCATCTCAGCGTCGAGACCGTGTACCGTTACAGAATTACCTCCGCCGACAGACGCTGATCGTACTTTAGTCTCTCCGGCACCTGTAGTAAACTTGAACGAGTTAGGTACGATAGAGATAACGTCATTATCGAATTTTATCGTTGGGACGCTTAGAGCTTGCTCGAACATTTTATGCTCCTTATATTTACTTCTTTAGATCAATTTCTTATTATAGTTCAAAAGTCAGTTGCAACGGCATATTGACAATTTCTAGTTGTGTAACTATAGGCAACACACTGTTTACTGTAACAGTTCTCGTGGCGAGGGCTATAACCACTGTGAGATTTTGATTTATAAGGGCGTCTGCCACACGACCTTTTCTCACGAGTCCATCATCTTTAAGAGTCGCTAATAGAGACTTAACAACAGCCGCTATGGATGCTCCGTTTTCCATCGCAAGACCTTCGACCAAATCACGATCGGTAAGTCTCGACTGGACAAAAGCGGCTTTAAGGTTAGTAAACAAGAACTCTCGACAAACGCTGGCGGTGTCTACGTAGTTAAGGTACTTGAAACTGAGATCGGCATTGCCCGCAGCGTCGGTCTTGTAGGTAGTTACTATTGTACCTGTGATACTGTCAGTGATCGGCTTATTCGGGCCAGTAACACTAAATCCTGCCACGTTCAACTCTGCTTGTTCTGCACTGCTGAATAAATTGACGGAATTAGTTACCGGTACCCCGGCCAATGGTGTGTTAAAGTAAGGCAACGATGCAAGGCCTCTGCCGCCGAACTGATCACCTGATGCGGTAGTA